CTTCGTGGCAGAGTACCTAAAGGACGTAGAAACCCTTCAGACTAGAACAGGGGAGTTATTAGACAAGCAAGTCCCTATCAAGCAGTACAGTCCATCTAGAGATGCCTCAGTGGTGTACTTGCACTCTGATGAGAACCCGTTCGGTGGGTACGAGCGTATTGCTAAAGACCTTAGAGGCAGACCAGAGGACGAGATACTTGTACGTGCTTACGGCATCCCAGTCAGAAGCATGACATCCCTTTTGCCTTTATTCAACACAGAGGTAAACGTACTGAACGAGGAAGAGAATAAATACGGGATGACCTTCCCAGACATTTCCAACAAGGAACAGTTCACCTGCTATCAGGTAGTTGACCCAGCAGGAGCCAGGAACTACGTAGCACTATGGGCAGGAGTGAACGATATGGGCGATGTGTACATCCGTAAGGAATGGCCTGATAGAGATTACTACGGTGAGTGGGCGTTGTTCGGAGATCCTAAGTGGAGATACGGCCCAGCATCTAAGAAGATAGGGTACAACGTACAAGGGTACGTAGATTTGTTCGAGGAAATAGAAGAAGACATCGGCATAAAGGTGTTCGAGCGTATAGGTGATAGTCGGTACTTCGCTAAGGAAAACTCTGACAACGATGATCTGTTCACCGAGTTCGATGACTGCGGTATGAACTTTATTCCATCAGACGGCAGAATGGAGGAAATGGGTATTAGCGCAATAGACGAATGGTTCAGCTACAACCCTAATGTGCCTATTGATTCCGCTAACCGCCCTAGATGCTACGTTCACCAGGATTGCGGGAACCTAATAGACTCTTTAATAAACTACAACGCATCAGGTAAATCTGATGAACCGCTAAAGGATTTCTTTGACATCATTCGTTATTTGCGAATGGCGAACGGAGGAGATGGCCCAGATCACGTTCTGTCTAGGAGCATGATGACTACACGAGTAGGAGCAGGATACTAATTATGGCTAAAGTAAGATTAATAAAAATAGCTTCTGATTTTAATTTACAATTTGACGAAGTACATCAACTCGCTAAAAGCAAACTTTCTTCGGAAATGCTTACAGGTCGGGGGAGAAACACTTGGGTAGACGAGGAAGGACAGGCAATCCTAATGGAATCTATGTACATCCACGAGATTGTGCCTAAGCACTACAGGGGCAAAGTTGTTGCTACCGCTCCCAATCCAAGCTACGTGTTCGCTTACATTCCTGAAATCCATATGAAAGTACCAGTTGTTATACCCAGAAGGTACAAGAACTCGATAAAGGGTAAATCAATAACTATAGAAATGATAGAGGATGTTAGAGGGAAAAGCTACAGATACGTTAAATAAAACCGTTCTTAACCCCGATTTTATCGAAGAACAAATAGACAGGCTACTGGCTTGGGAAATATTTATTCGGCAGGTAAGGGGAAAGGATCAAGAAGAAATGTTACCATTAGAATTATGTGATAGAATAGGGGTAAGTATATTGTACATAAACCATCTTCTAGAAGATATTAAGAAAAGATCTTATGCAAAGTGATTCAGTTTTAGATTCGCTAACGTACGTTAGTGATGACCCAGATATTAACTCCCTCCGTTACGCTTACGACCAATCAGTACTTGAGCTTGAATCATACTTTGATTTGTGCAGAGATAGCTACGATGATCGTAGGAACTACTGGCCAGGGAAAAGTTCAGACCTAAGAAAGCACGGAGCTGATGCGTTCCCGTGGGAGGGAGCTTCAGACATGGAGGCTCATGTTATTGACGAAAGAATCACTCGACTGGTTTCTTTGTTCATGGCTTCTCTTAACAGGGCGAACATTAGGGCTTTCCCTGTAGAGATTCAGGACGTGCCTAAGTCCAAGATAGTATCCAACTTCCTTAAGTGGATGGTTACATCTGGGTACATCTCTAGGTTTAATCGCGAAATGGAGCTAGGGGCTAACTACTTGCTTGAGCGTGGGTTGCTTATTAGCTACGTAGGCTGGCACTCAGAAGACAGAAAGTTCTTACAGAGGTTAGACCTTAACGAGATAGCTCAAGTAAGCCCACAGTTAGCAGAAATGATCATATCTGGGAACAACGAAGACCAGATGATTTCTATGCTTCAGAAGACGTTTGACGGCGTTACCGTTAAGCGAGCAAAGAAAGCACTATCTGAGTTAGCCGATGTAGGCTCTGCGGAGTTACCAGTAGTACGCCGACAGGTTAATGCTCCAGAGGTGAAGACACTAGCACCAGATGGTGACTTCGTTTTCCCTCCATATGTTACCGATCCTCAAAGATCTCCTTATTGCTTCTGGAAAACTTACGTAACCCCACAAGAGCTAGAAAACAAAATAGCTACCGAGGGATGGGATGAGTCTTTTGTAGACCTGATTATCGACAGATACCGTGGAGTAAACATAGATACGGCAGAAGTTGAACAAGAGGGCCGTCGTTTACTAGGAAGCAACTCTTACGAAGCTGAAGAGCTAATAGAAATTGTTTACGGTTACCAGCGTCTGATTGACAAGGAAGACGGATCTGAGGGCATATACTGCACTGTATTCCACCGTGAGTTCAGTGGAGACGGTGACGTTCCTGGTTACGCTAAGTTCGAACTGCTTAACGGTTACGAGGACTACCCAGTAGTAGTAACTAAACTTTCTGAAGACAGCAAGAGATTGTACGATACGATGACAATCCCTAGCGTCCTAAGAGGAATACAAAACCAGGTAAAAATAGAACGAGACAGCAGGATCGACCGCAACAGCCTTGCTACAGTACCTCCTATTTTCCATCCAGTGGGGCAAGCCCCAACGGACTACGGGCCAGGGCGGTACATCCCTTACCGTCGTAAAGGCGATATTGACTTCGGGCCTACTCCAGCGTACAACCAAGGATCTCTCGAAATAGAAAAGACACTAGAACAGCAAGCAGATCGTCTTGTTGGCCTGGACGAGTCATCTTCAATCTCGCAGATAAGGAAACAGTTCCTAGTGGACAAGTTCCTAACTCACTGTTCTGAAGTGATATCTCAGTGCTACCGATGCTTCCAACGCTTTGGCCCAGATCAGATATTCTTTAGGGTTACGGGAGTACCTGATCCTCAGACGTTTAACAAAGGTAACGCTGACGAAAACTTCGATGTTACGATTAGCTACGATGTCCTGAACACTGATCCCGAAAGCCAAGAGAAAAAACTTAATCAAATGGTTTCTCTCCTACAACTAGACAGGAATGGCAGGATAAACGTAGATAACTTGTTAACTCTTGCAGCAGCTTCAGTTGACCCAGTACTTGCAGACGGAGTTCTGGAGCCAGTACAGGTTGCTCAAGAAAAACTTCTTAAAGATATTACAGATGATCTATCAAAAATCTATTCAGGCATTGAAGTTCCTGCTCGCCCATCGGCGGCTCAAGCTGCTTTGCAAATTATTCAACAGTACTCTCAGCAGCCAGACATTCAAAAGCGTCTGCAAGAAGATGAGGCTTTTGCTCAGCGTTTGCAAAAATACGCTGGCCAGTATCAGTTCGCGGTTCAGCAAGCTCAGAACGCGCAAATAGGTAGGATAGGTACTCAACCCGCACAGATGGGTGGCACTCAAACACAAGGAATGCAGCAGTAATTGAATTCATGAATATAGAAGAAGACCTAAACACATTATCTCATCACGAACATTTTGCAAGATTCGTCCAGTTAATTAGCTCTTTTAGAGAAGAGTGCATATCCGAAATGCATGAAGCAGATACAGATAAGCTTCAACAACTTGCAGGACGAATTATTGCTTACGATCAGATTATGCAGATGACTGATTGGAATAGTTTACAAAAGAAATTTTCTGCTATTCTGTAGCACAAAAAAAGTGTGTTATAATAGCACATCGCCATCGCTCGGCGTTAAGGAGTGGAAACAATTATGTCTAACGAAGTTATCTCGGTTGACGCTGAACCCGAACAAAACTCAGTGGAAAATATAACAGCGGAGGATTTTGCCATCCAACGCTTAGGACAGATTCAAGGAGAGCAGACTGAGGATACTCAGGAAACTCAAGAGGAAAAAGTCCTAGAAGAAGCGGTTGAATCCGAAGGGGAGGAAATTATTCAGGATACTGATGACGAATCCACTGAAGAAGAAACTGAAGATGTTCTTTCACAGTACAACTTAGATAATTTATCTGAGGGCGAGCTTAAAGATCTTGCAGAAAAGCTTGGCAGTAGAGCCGTGGCTCGCTTCGGCGAACTTACAGCTAAACGTAAAGCAGCAGAAGAAGAGCTTGATAAAATAAAACAATCACTACAACAAGATCCATTGAAACAGGAAGCGGAAGATGTCAAAGACAATCCCTTCAATGATGTTCAGGATATTAAGTCATTACAAGAAAAAGCTAAGGAGATAAACGATATTATCGAATGGGCTGAAGATGTTTTATTTGAATCAGACGATTACTCTGCTCACGACGAAGTTACTGAGCTAGATGGTAAGAAAATGACTAAAGCGGATGTAAGGTCTGCTTTAAAGAACGCTCGTAAATCTAGGGATCTTTATCTTCCAGATCAACTAAAACAAGTTCAAAAGACGCAAACCGCTGAAAATCTTAAAAAAGAGTTAGGTTCTAAAGCGCTTAAAGAATTCAATTGGTTGAACGAAAAGGATAACGAAACACGGAAATCATTCCTTAGCATTGCAGGTAATAAAGACTTGCAAAAGGTTTATAAGGAGTACCCCGTTCTTGGGGCAGAACTTCCGTATATGCTTGCTCATGCAGTAGATAGTATGTACTCGCGCAAAAGCGTAAGTACAGGCACAAAAAATACGCCACTTACAGATCTTAACTCAGTAAGCAATCCAAAGATTAAGCCCTCAAAGACCTCTGCACCTTCCTCTGCTATGCCAGAGCAAGGTCAAAGGAAATCATCTAAAGTACTAAAAGATCTAAATTCACGCTTTAAACAAAGTGGCAATAAAGATGACTTCATTTCATTACGAACCAAACAATTAGCTAGAAAATAAAATGGCTTTCTCAAATACATACGATACTAGTTCAGGTTCTGGTGTTTCCAATCGCGAAGACTTGACTGACGTCTTGACTATCCTCGCTCCTGAAGAAACTCCAGTCCTTTCCTCTGCTTCCAAGCAGAAAGCATCCGCAACATTCGTTGAATGGACGGTAGACGCATTGTCTGCTCCTGCAACCGCTGGCATCCGTGAAGGTGCTGACGTTAGCGCATTCACTGACCAATTTGCTGGCCGTGCAAAGCTTGGAAACTACATCCAAAAATTCCGCCGCGATTACCAGGTTTCTGATCTTCAGGAAGCTGTTGAAAGCGTTGGCCCTGCTAAGCTTGCTCAAGCTGAAGCAAAAGCAATCCGTGAGCTAAAGCGTGACATCGAAGCTACCCTCTGTGGTACGCAAGATCGTGCTGTTGAAAACGGAACTAACACTGCTTATGCTTTGCGTGGCCTTGGTGACTGGATTGATTCCGCTGGCCCATCAGATGTTCCTGCTGGATTCCGTACTCCTGCTGACAGCATACACGCTGCTTCTGAAGGTGCTTTTACGGAAACGGTTTTGAACAACATCATTACCTCGATCTTCCG